GTAGGATCGGGTTGACCACTAGGAGCCGTTGACTGCCACGTAGAACCGTTAGATGTTAGAAGATTGCCAGATGTGCTTGGAGCTACAGCCAATGGCGCAGAAGTGCCGTTACCTAGTAAGACATTGTTAGCAGTAAGCGTAGTTGCACCCGTACCGCCGTTGGCGACAGCTAAGGTTCCAGCAGTCGTGATTGTCCCAGACCCAGTTATTGGGCCACCGCTATAAGTAAGACCTGTTGAACCGCCCGCTACTTGTACACTGGTTACCGTACCCGCGCCTGATTCAGTGGGGTTAGCGTTAAATACCGCTGCCCCTGCCCCCGCACCGTCAGTAACAACCATAGCCTTAGAGCCATTAGTTATAGTTATCTCAGCACCAGAGCCTTGTTTAATAGAAATAGACTGTGAACCAGTAGTGGCGTTCTCGATCACCCACACCTTACTAACTGTGTTTGGCCCAAGCGTAGCAGTCCGGGTAGCTGTCAAAGAACCTGCCGAAGTAAACTTCAGATAGAATCCGCGAGTAGCATCTGCCGTACCATCGGGCATTGTGAAAGTTTCATTAGAATCAGATGCGAATTGTTTTGTTCCGTAGCTAAAACCATCAGTGACTAGCTCAAGATTTGTATTAGTACTGGTTCCCCAAGTACCACTTTCATCGCCAGTAGCGATTTCTTTTAGTCTTAAATTATTTACATACGTTGCCATGTTTAATTCCTATGCCGCTTCTGTGTCTATGGGTTGCCAATTTGGTGTTTGGCTGTCATCAACCACTTGCCAGTTTGGAGTTTGTGCGTCAGGGACAACCGACCAACCTGAAATTACTACCGTTCCTACCGCTCCTGTACCAACTACCCCTATCGGGTAAACATTCGCACTGCTCGTATTTGTTACTGTCCCTACTGCCCCTGTGCCTAATACGCCTGTTACTTCAAAAACTATAGTGGGTGCTACTGTCCCTACTTGCCCAGTGCCGCCTACTCCAGTAACTGCTACGTTCGTGTTGTACGCAGGAGTTACAGTACCTATTGCGCCTGTACCAGCAACCCCTGTAACGCTGACTACAGTACCTATACTAAAAGTAACTGTACCTACGGAACCTGTTCCAGCAACTCCTGTGGGGATGATAAACTCATTTACCCCTACCGTGAAGTCTCCTATTGCGCCTGTACCGGATACGCCGGTTAAATCAAAAGCTGCAACAATACTTACTGTGCCTACTTCGCCTGTCGCCGCTACTCCTGTGGGTCTAACTAGGCCTGTATAATCTAATGTTACTGTGCCTACTGCTCCAGTGGCTGCAACGCCCGTAGGAATAGTGATGTTTCCATAAGCAAAAGTTACAGTGCCTACTTCGCCTGTGCCTACGGCAGAAACACCGTTATCTCCCCAAGCGCCTTCTCCCCATCCGCGTTCGCCCCAGACGGGTCCAAGTCTTACAGTGGTAGAGGCTTCACCTCCCCATCGGTTAAAGCCCCAAGGCCGTTCACCCCATGCGCTCATGGCATTACCCTACTTATGCAATACGGATGATAGCCGCAGCAGCACTGGCAGTCGGGAATTGTATCTGAAAGTCACCTGAACTTACCGTCTGATCACCACCAAAGCTCAACACTGCACACGCTGAATTGGAATCTCCAGTATCGTAAATCAGTCCACCCGAAGTAGTAAAACTAGAAGAAGTCCACGTTACAGAACTAAAATTAGTGATGGCTGTTGTCCCATCCGCTGTAGGGGTCACAGAGGTAAGAAGCTTACCAAGTTGTGTGTACCCTGTGGCCGTGGGTAACTCATCACCACCCATTTGAGAATAGTTAGTAGTCGCCGCGCCAAATGTGCCACTGCCTGACGCTGTAGCTTTGAAAAGCGCCAACTTAAACCGAGTGCTTCCTGCGGTGAAATCGTGTAAACCCTTCATCAACTCGACTTTGAACGATGTGGGCATTGCCGTTGTAATTGTAATAGCCATGTTAGACCTCTAATAGTTTGACGAGTTCAGGATGCCCAGCATCCGTAAAACGGTTAGTTAATGTTGTATTGTGAGAAGCTACAGCTTGACGTAAATAGTTGAGCATTACGCCCCTGATGTCTTCTCTAAATGCTTCTGCTTGCGCCTGTATGACAGGATGCGAGTTATTTCCAATAGAAATAATCTCGTTTACTGCGTGTTCAACCAATTCTTCAGGGGTGAAACCACGCCCCGAAACCATACTTGCTGTTGCTATTCCTATCTTTGCTCCGCCTACTGTTGAGATCATGGTCCGGGTGACTCCGATTTAAGAGGTACTCTAATAATACCGTCTCTAAATTCATCTCTTCTACGACGGCCTTGTTGTTCAATTCCTAGTGCTTGAATTGACTGGCTATAGCTGTTTTCAAAAAACTGTAACATCTCAGGAGGGCCTTTGGTGTAACTGTATGCCTGAATTAAACACGCATATAAAAGAACTTCCGGCGCGTTTGTGCTTACCCATGTCGTAGTATTTGTTGAAGATAACTGCGTGGGACGTGAAATAAAACCCATTTGAACCGCAATAGCCGCGTTAGGGGTTGGCGCTATATAAAACGTGTCTTGATCCCATACCGAATAATATTTAGGAACGCCTTGAGTTGTATAATTAGGCCAATATTCTTTTAGAAAGGACGTGTCCCTAAACTCTAAAAAGGTCTGTACGTTAGCAATCGTAGTCATTAAATAACGGTGCGTAAGAATGTTGCTAGGCGCAGTTAAAAATCTATTTCCTTGTGTGGTTGTGCCAGTCGATTCTACTCTAAAACAATCCAAATCAATGTCTCTGAGTATTCTATTTTCAGCCATTGTAATAAACGTGTTGATTACCGCATCGGTAAACACGTTACTGCCTACTTCTGTATAATTTCTAATATTTGTGACTAACTCATCGTATGTCATTTATTTCACCAGAATCATTTACGGCGTATTGGCTTGTCCACCCATGCCTGAGTGGTTAGTGCAGTAATAATAAAGGGTAGGTGCTCCGCTAGCCACTACAATCTCCGTATAAGCGCCTGAGGTTCCCGGCGTCCCCGCTACGGTTACCCCAGTGGTGTACTCTGAACCACCTCCCCATGTACCATCACTTATTGTAGAAAAACGCAACGGATGAGTTGGTGATCCATTTGAAGAATCTGATTGATTAAACCTGTACGTGGAACCTTCGTTTAATGTCAGTGTCGCTTGTTGAACGCCATCTATGTAATATTTATTACCTGAACCGGGATTCGCTACAGTAACAGCTAAAGTTGTAGTCGTAGGAAGAATTATTTTAACTGTGCCAACAGATCCCACCCCCTCTACCGGACGTTGGGTAGGAAAGGGCTGCATGTTAGTAATTCCTGCGGTGTAGTTAGCACTTCCTATGCTGTTGAAAGCAGAATCGCCCGGTAAACCCACGAACACAACCACAGGCTCTTCTCTATCCGTTCTAGGATCGCGTAAAGCTATTGCATCACCTCTATAGTTTAAAGGCTCTATCTGCGGAGATTTAGGTTCATAGTCTTGGGGACACACCATAAAACCCTTCCAGTTCTTGCGGAGGGTTTTGTACGGGAACTGAAAGCCACAATAATCGCAAATGGCTACCGCAAATTTACCGTTTGCATACGCCATTTAACCCACACTTGGGACAAAGTGAACACTTGCTGTGTCCCTGTCCTCCTTAGCCGCTCGAAGAAAGTCTTCTTCGTAAATGGTTTTTAAGCCTGTTGTTCTATCAGGGGCATACTTCAAAGAGATCATGTAAGCCAACCCTGAAGCTAGACAAGGGAGAAACCTAAAGTTAACGTCGGTTGTGTTGGTATAAACGCCCGCATCCTGCATTCTTCGGATTCGATAGTACACAAGCGTGTAATCTTTATTTGCTGCCGGCCATAAAAAAATCTTTGGTGTTATTTGACGCTGCACATAATACTGAGTAGGCCGTGCTTCCGTAAGTTTGTCAGGCACGTTTAGGTATTCAGATCGACTAATACGGGAAATACTTACATCCTGCTGCTGACCACCTACCGTATCCCTAATCACCGCGGAAAGCACATTTACGGTATCCGTACCGGGCAAAACTTCTTTTGTGCCTTTTACTAACGCGGAAGTAGCTTCCTCTATCGTCCAAAGATTTAATCCTCGGTTAGCCCAGTCTAAAAACAACAGATTTAAAGATCGAGTAGCCGAAGTAAGCTGATAACCTGAGGTCATCTGCATTCCGCACCGCTCAAAAGCTTCCTCGACAATCTCATCAATAGCAAGATTGAAGTCTGTTGTGTTAGACGTAGCCATTACTTACACATTCCGCCCTTGCGGTATTTCTTAATCGAGCCGCCCATTCTTTTTTTCTTGACGCCGCGGCCCATTAGAACATCTGCCTTGGTAACCTTTCCGTCTTTGTTTAAATCAGGGAAACTTTTCCCTACAGAGCCACCATCTTTGTACATAGGTATGCCAGTGGTTTTACTCTTAGTTTTCAATACTTTATTTCTAGGGCCGCTTCTTACAGCGCCTCCGCCCTTAGTTGCTATTCCCATTCCACGTCCGGCCATTTTAATTACCCCATTCTTCGGTGACTTTTTACTTTCGACGCTACCTTTTTAGGTTGGCTCGAAAACTGTTTTCCTTTTGCTGTATCTGCTCTTTTTTTACGAGTAGTCGAAGCGTATTCTTTATTGCTCATGGACTTAATCGCACTGGAGGGAAGGTATCTTTCTCCTGTAGCTTTTGGTCCTTGAGTTGAAGGCTTACCGCTTTTAGTCCGCCATTCTTGCTTAGTCCAAGATTGAAGTGATTTTTGGGGCTTTTTAAGAGCCATCAGTCCCTATATCCTCCACCTTTTGCTTTATACTCTTTTGCTAACATTTGAGCTTTTCTACCAGACCATTGTCCAGATGAGCCGCCTTTACTTCCTGCTTTAATCTTATTAAATAAGTTTTTACGCATTGTTGGCTTAGTATAATTTCCTGCACTGTTAACAGTGGACTTTACTGACCCACCCGCTGCTTTTTTTACAACTTTTTTCTTTCTTACAGGAGCTTTCTTTACCATTTCTTACAACTCCAATATCTTGCACTAAACTTATCTTTAGCTGTATCACAACTGTGTCGAGCTCTAAAACTTGCACGCCTTTTAGGGTTTGATTTTTTTATAGTCATATTTGGATCACCAAATCTAACTAACTTCACATCCGTACCTTTTTTAGCTAACACTGCAAATTTTTTACTACCGCCGGAAGTCCTTTTAGGTTTGTTGTAACCTGAAAAAGACTCCCCACGATAGGTAATACGGCCAGAGGGAGTGCGTTTTACAGCTTTAGTAGACGCCATTAAGCCGCCGCTCCTCCTTCAAACAAAAGTGTAACGTGCGTTATAGAATTTGCCGGAGATGTTGTAGGAAGGTCGATAAACATACCCTCACTAAACAACATTCCTCCGTCAGGGATATCTATATTTGTTCCTGCTGCTGCTGTCGAAGCGTTTAGCGTAAGAAGAATAGTGCCACTAACAGTGGCTCCATTTCTAATGTTAACGGAACCTTGGGTATTTGATGCTCCTGTGACGGCGTTTACAATATAAACCCCCATCAAACGAGATCGCCCCGAAACCGCTGCTACTGACGTGCTTTTAGTTACCGCTGAAATATTACTTGCACTCATTTTTAGTCTCCTTTAAAGACTACTCTGAGTCTTCGTCGTCAGCTTCTTCGACCACTTCTTCGACCACTTCTTCAACAACTTCAGCCTCTTCACTTTCAGAAACTCCCCACATACCTTTGCCATTATTCATAGTTGTCTCCTTAGATTTAAACAGTGCTAAATGGTGTAATAGTTGTGCCTGAACCCATACCAATCATGTTGATGTACCAAGTGCCTGCGCTAACTGCCATGATATGGATTTCAGTGTCTATAAGACCACCTTTAGTCGAACCATTAAGGGTAATAGTGTTATTTCCTCCGCCAGCATTGGAAGAAAAACCTGTTACCGCTCCTGCGGCCCCTATCATCAAAGCTGTACCTGTCATTACGTCACCTGCCGCACAGCTTATTACAAGATCATTACCAAGGTCTTTAGCTAGGTATATTGACATAACAGATCCAAAATCATTTTGTTGATCTGGACTTGTAGGGTCTTCAGGAGTTGTGTCTTTAAGTGCAGGTAAAGTAATTGTGCCTGCTCCTCCTGCAAGAGTGTCGTCAAACAAATTCATTTTCCCTGCATTACCTACAATTTGAGCTCCGGTAGTGGAGTTCACGTAAGGTAAAACAGAAAGAGTATTAGCTGTTCCAGTTAAAACAACTTGGTTTTTAAAGCCTCTGGGTACAAAGCCAGATAGTGATATAACTGGACCTGAAAAAGTGGTCTTAGCCATTTGAGAATCCTCACATGCGAGTTTAGCGAATCTGTCTGCATGTAGTCCGTCGGGGACGGTCAGAATCGCGGGTTAGCCCCGATTTAATAAGTATATACCACTTATAATACGCCTGTACAAATAAAAAAGGGAGCCGAAGCTCCCTTTTCCATACCCAGTTTTCCTTACGGAGTACCCGGCGATCCAAATATGCCGCGTGGATCACTAAAGCCAAAGCTATAGCGTTCCCGAGCTTTATATCGGACATTACCTGTGTTGAATTCTCCTTCAAAACCAGTTGAAAGAGCAACACGATTAAACATTTTCATGCCGTTTGGTGCGTCAGTAATGACAAACCATGCGTCAGGATCAGTTAAGTAATGATTTACCGCGTATCCCTGAGGAACCATACCCATGTTACGCATAGCGTTAATGTCGTTATCCGCTGTGCCTACACGTAAGGTAGACTTCAAGATACGGTCCGCAGTAAATTGAAGCTCCTTAGGAACAATCAATTTATTACCTTGTACCGCAATCTTTAATCCACGCTCGTCTGTATACGCAGCAATGTCGATTAACGCTTGCTCAAGCGACGTTTCTGTAAGATCCGCTGAAACAGTTAGCTCGTTCTTGAGATCAGGACCCGTCAATGTAGGGTGATCTAATGCACAAAGAGGCTTACCGTCACCGCCAAGAGATGTAGTGAACGCGCCATTCAAAATAGCGGCTCCTTTAATCTGCTTAGTGGTAGCCATTGATCTAGCTAGTGCTTTTGTGTAACGCGCAGATAGCTTGTCATACAAGTTATCTTCTATTGCTTCCTCTGTTAGGGAAAAAGCCAACGCTACAGTTTCATTGGTATAACGCGCTGTGTAAACTTCTTGGGCCTGATCGTATGCAACGCCAGATCCTTCAGCTTTAACAGGTGCTTCACCAAATCCAGAAAGCATCACTTCTTCTTCAAAAGCTCGGTCCGAAGACTCTACTTCGTAGATTTCAGTGTGCTCACTATCATATGTGTTGTACTCCAGACCAAACAAGGCGTTTAGACCGGGCTCCAACTCTTTTACTAATTGGGCTCTTGATATAGCCATGATCTATTCTCCTTATTGTCCTGCTACGCCTGCACTACCGTAGAGGTGCTCGTTAATTTTAACCACTACTACCGCATTCGCACCAACAGCGTTGTTAGGTACGTCCCAAAGACCAATGATTTTTAGGTTAAGTGCAGCAGTTGTAGCGATGGTGCTGGTATCAAGCTCATTGGCAGATAAGCCAGTGACTGTGTTACCTGTGCCTACCACGATGTCTCCATTCTTGCCGTAATTAGCTACAGCAGAAGTGCCATCGTTCTGGATAATGAACATCTGGCTAGGATCGTCAAGTACATCAGCGACAATCTTGCCTTGGGTGATGTTAATACTACCCGGATAGTAGTTAGAAAAAGTAGGCTTTTGTGTTGTAGGGTCATTGTAAAAACAACCGTTGAACACACCTACTGCCGCTGTATGCGACGAGGGATCAAACTGTAAAATGTAACCATCTTTCAAAGTGACTAGGTCACCTTGGAAAATAGCTCCTGATTGATTGTCCGCAATTTCGTAACCGTACTGCTTCTGTGCTCCAGTACCAGCCAAGTTACCAAGCGGACGTAGGCCAAAGGCCTTATCGTTATTAGCCATGATATATGTCCTTTAAAATTAAGTTATTCGGAACCCGAACGTGGGCCTCCGAGGCTTACTTTCGACTGCCGTTCTGGCGCATTGATTTTCATAGACGAATTTACATTCGTCTTCAATAGGTCATTATCGGCAGCCCTGATTTGATCATGGGTTCTCGAAGAATAGTAATCTCGACGCTCATTTGCCGTTTCCTCTGGTATTCTCGCCAATAGCAAACCGCCTACAGATATAACACCTGCATGCTTGCCATCGTCTTGAACACCTGAATCAAAATCAGGATATTCATCGGCGCGTACCAACTCATACCCCTCACGGAGTTTAGCTGCTACATTGACGCGGTCATCTGCGCCACCCGATTCAACCCTAATCCACCGATGCTTATAGCCCGGTGGAGCCTCTGGTGCGTCTAGTCGTGAAGGAGGAGCCCAAGCTTTACGGCGCACCGTCTCTTGCCGCGTTTCCGTGGTTCGAGCGTCGCGTTTTAGTTTTGGTACTTTGGTCGCTTCGGTCATCTTCACTGCTCCTTAACGTGTTTAGCGTATTCTTCTAATGGAACCCCTAATTTTTTTGCTATCGCAACTTGACTTGGGGTCAACCTAACAGTGCGGCGTGCTGTATTGTTTACCCCTGAGGAACGGGTTGCAGGAGCTACCGTTTGCACGGGTCGGCTAGTCCTGTTGTTTGTGGGCGTAGGAACTTCTTCAAATTCACTAGGAAATATGTCGCGTATCCTACGATCTATCTCATCATAATACTCGTCAGTTCTTGGGTCAAACCCTTCTTTTTGGATTAGGTCCACATGAATCCCTCGCACGGCATGCGTCATCACTGTGTTTTTGCCAAACCACTCATTTTCTTGTGCCCACTCATCGGCTCTTGGGTCCGATTGACGTGGAGGCGCTTGTTGTGGTTGAGGAGGGGTAGGTTGAGCTACGGGAGCCGGTTGTGACTGTTTCAAAGAAGTAGTCTGTTTAATTCTGTCCTGCTCCATAAGCACACTTGTCAAACGCTGCTGCGCTTCGGTCTCAGTGTCTATGTCGCCTTCTTCACGGGCTTTCTTTATCACTTGCTTCAGAGCTACCACATGGCTTTCTGTTCGCCCTTGAGCCTCTTGTAGCCTCTCTGTGTCTGTCCTCTGGTACTTTTCCTGAAGCGTTTCGTTTTGTTGTTGTACGTTTTTGGCAAATTCCACAGCGGCTTCTTCCCGGCGCTGTGTTTCTCGTAATCGTGCCGTTAATTTGTCTATTCTCTTTTTTACTTTATCAGAATACTGCTCAAGGTCTTCCGTTTCTTTTTTAGCAGCAGGCTTTTTTTCTACGACTTCTTCGACTACAGGGGGATCTTCCGCCGCTACTTGGGCCTCCGACCCATCCTCGTTCATTTCAACCGTCGCTTCCGTTTCTTCTTCACCGACATTAAATTCTAACTCTTGATTTATTGGTTCAGTTTTTGCCATCGCTACCGCTCCCTCACATATGTAGAATATCTTCGGGATCATTAACAATCCCCAGAATCTCATCATCGTTTAACAAACGAATCTCGCCTCCGTCTATCTGGATTCGGGATCCCGCATACTTTCCAAAGATTACCCAGTCGCCTTCTGCACACCATGGTCCATTGGGGAACTTGGATTCATCGGCATACGCTAAATCGCCTAGCTTTAAAACGTAGCCTACATTAGTACCTAACTGAGTTCTCTGTTGTGTGTCTTTAGATAAAAGAATACCGCCTTTACTGCTCTCACTGCCGCGGTAAGGCAAGATAGCCATGCGCCAACCAGTGGGTCGAGGTATTAAATCAAGGATAGACTCGGCAAGACCTTCGTTGGCGACTTTGCCGTCTGGGGTATATGCGTCGTTAAGATCAGGCTTTGAAGACTCCGACTCTTTTGCTTCGGATTCTCCTTTCCATTTCTTTTCTAGAGGAGTGAGTTTTTCAGCTTCCATATGTGCCTCTTCTGGTGGTTAAAAATCTTCGGAGTGTTTATCCAATTTATCTCGGATAATTTGATCCACAAGCTTTATACCTTCCAGACGGCCCATCAGAAAACGATAGCGTTCCATGTCAGTCACTGTTCCGTTAAGGACAATGGCTTCGGAGTCTTGCTGTAGTTTTCGTACTTCTTTCAATACGCTTTCAGCGAATTCAAGCATGGTCGTTTTTCCATGAAAGCAGACGGTTAATAGCCCCGTCTGGAGGCTTGTTAATAAACTTTTACTGGCCTATTGCCATCTCGTTTTCTTACTATTCTAGCAGGTTTTTTACCTGTGCGACTACTGGAGGCCTTAATCGACCCTCCTTTAGCTGCTTTCTTTGGCTTTTTACTTTTTCCTGCCTTACTCAGCGCAATCGCTATTGCTTGCCGTTTAGGCTTGCCTGCGCTTATTTCTGTTTTTATATTGCTAGAAATGACTTTCTTGCTAGAGCCTTTTTTTAAAGGCATATTACTTTCCCCACTGAGTTCTGGCTCTTTTTTGCGCGGTTTTGTTTAGATCGCCAAAATGATAAAGCTTTTTACTTTGCTTAGTCATTGTTTTCCCAGTCATTACCGTGCCATCTGGGTGTTTGTGTGTTCCACCCTTGTGCATTTTCCCATCACGGGAATAATGATTTACGCCAGAGGCCATTATAGCTCCTTCCTAACAAAGACGAGTAGGACCGCAGCCTCGCTTGGCTAAACCACAGCCCCGCGCTTGTACGGTATTCATTTTCTTGCCTGTCATACCTTTGCTTTCGTTTCTGCGCGAACGGTAAGACTGGGACTTGGTGCTTTCTTTGCCGTCTATGTTGCCAAGACGCTCATCAAGCTTATCGGCCTTAGTCTGTTTTTTAACGGAGCCACCTTTTGCCATACGATTCATTCTACGCTTTTCAAAGGCTTTTTCTCGGTCAATTCGACCGTACTCTGCGCGAGCATCTTTGCCTTCAGCGCCTTTTGCATAGGTTTTAGGTGCAATCCTGTAAATTTCGTCGTCTAGGTTTCTTAATACTTTTTTATCACGAGCCATTGAACCGGGCATATTCTGTCTCCTAAAGTTTGCTAGGTGCGTAAATTCGTTCTCTTGCTACATCTGCACGCAATTCAGCAATACCTTGCTGAGATTTTATACGTGCTTCATTGCCTGCTGCGTTTTGAGCTATTCTAGCTTGGTCAACCTGTAAGCCTTCCTGCTTCAACGCAATATCGGCTTGATCCTTAGCTGCTTTTTGTTGCAATTCTTGAGCTTTTAGCATGACCACTGGGTCTTGTCCACCTTCCCCAGATAACTCGGACTGCATTCCCTTCATCTCGATCATATATTCTGAAATCTTAATCGAAATCATGGCTTCACGTTGTAGATCAGAAATCATGTTGTCTGGATCAAGTCCATACTGCTCAAATAACACTGCTTCGGTGTCTTCTTCCGCTTTTAGCCGTATATGTTGCAAGATATGTTTTTGTAATCCGGCTGCTGCAAGTGGGTTCGCTTGGATTAAAGGCGATAAGGCCATAATTAAATGCGCGGCAATATGTGCATCGTGTTGCTGCCCTGCAAAAGCCTTCAATTCCTTACCATCCGCCGCTTCCATGTTCTCGCTCGCAGGGTCTTTAGGCATTTGATTGGTCTGAACCTTCAATATGCCGTCAATATCCCGCACATTCAGGGCTTGATACACTCGATAGTAGGCCTCGTACATGTTGTGCATGTTAGGGGCGCTTTGAGCGAGCTCTAACTGAGTCTGTGCAAGCGTGATTCGTTGCGCTGCCGAAAAAATATTAGGGTCTGCAATCGGTAATATAGCGACCATGTGGTCAAAATCGCATTTTTTAATGCAACGAGACGCACCCGGCACGTCATAGGGGTACTCATCCGGTAGATATTCACCAAATCCACGCGCAAGCATCTCAAATTCTTGTGTTTGAGCGTAATACAGGCGCTTATGGATGGCCGACATGACCATGGAGCCCCTTTCAAGCAGAGCAATGGTGGTTCCTACTGCCGCTTGTTGGTTTCCATCGCCTACCTGCATGTCTGCAATGCTAGCCAGTCGTTTTCCGGCGTCTACTGCAAAACCCATCAAGGTATACAACGTCTGAGAAGGCTCTTTATAGGGTAAAGGCATCAGTGATGCCGTCAATTCTGCGCCACCTGCGTCAATATCCCGCCACTCGCCGGGTTGGATAGGTTGGTCGTCATCCGCTATTCGCGCGCCTTTCGCCTTAAATCCCGCTGGTAAATTCTGAAGTGTTCCAGCGTCAAGAAGTTGACGCAATGCCGCGGTAGCTGTTTTAGACAGACCGCCAATCAGGTGAACAAATCCTAGCCCGTAAGCACCCGGTCCTTCTACAAGGACATAATGGACAAAATATTCGCGTCTATTTTTGAGCTCGTCGCCTTCTAGCCAGTTCCTACGGATTCCAACAACTTTACCGCTCGCCTCGTCTAAAGTAACCACGTAGGGAACTTTTATGCCTGTTGGCTCGTCATCTTCGTTTAAGTCTTCAAAACCTGAAAGATCGAGATCAACTT